CGACCAGATTCATACTCACAGTATAAAGTGGATTGCTGACCATCATGCTTACCTCTTTCGACAGAGAAACAGATGCAGTTTAGTTTAAATGGCTCGTTCAGAGTTGCATTCCACTTAACTTACTACAGCTCGTAGTTACTGCTGAAGCAGACAACGCCAGCTCGTCGGAACAGTTCTCTCTGCTTAAAGAACGGCTCCCCCATGGTAATTCCAGCCGCCTTGGCCTCGGCGCTGCGAGCGATTACGCAGCCATCATTATTCGAGAGAACGACCACCGGCCGCCCTCTCAGGTCCGGCCTGAATACAGTCTCGCATGATGCGTAGAACGAGTTCACATCACAGAGCGCGAACACGTTCAGCTCGCCGATTTAACGATGAAAGTCACGACGCCAAACACGTCCAGTGTGTCTTCACTGCCAACAACAATCGGACTGTAGGCGCTGTTCATAGGATTGAGTTGTACGGTCGGGCGCAGTTGCAGGCGTTTAACAGTGAACTCCCCTTCCACCGCGGCGATGACAATGTCTCCGTGCTCAGCAGTCCTAGAGCTGTCCACCACCAGCAGATCGCCGTCGCTGATCCCTGCTTCGATCATAGAATCACCCGCGGCTTTGACGAAATAAGTAGAACTCGGATGAGCGACAAGTAACTCATTGAGATCGATGCGCTGTTCAACGTAATCAGCCGCGGGGCTTGGGAAACCACACTGTACTAAGTCACTGAAAAGCGGGAGAGCAATAATTTCTCGCAGTTCTGTAGGCCTGATAAACTCCATAATGCACACCTCAATTACTGTTTTTATATACAGCAGTTTCATTTGGGTATGCACGCAAGACATAGGGTCTGTCATGGCTGATTAAAGCTTCACCGTTTCGTTTCTAAGTTTCTACGTCGCTTCGGATTATGAGTTTTGTAAATTATATGGACGCAACTCTATGTGAGCAGATTTAAGCCTGTTTTGAAGCATATAAGCACCGAAAATGAATATGCTAAGCCTCCGGTTCCTGACTCATTCGCTGGTTAAACAGAGAGTCAGATGGCATATCCAGGCGAACATCGATCCAGCTGTTCGCCGGGACATCCATCAGTTCTCCTTTCGTTTTGATGATCTCTCCGTCATCGCTCAGCATGTATTTGCGCTTAAACAGGCGGATTGTCAGCTCGCCATTGTCGGTTTGCTCTGCCTCAACCACGCCCAGCTCTCCCATGCCGCCAGGGTCCATCGGCGGCAGTAACTGCCACCCCTCAGATGCCAGACCTGCCGAACCGATGAGTAAGTAAAAACCTACGTCGCGGCGGGAAAGGGTAATTCCCTCAGCCTCAGCGTTCGCTGTGCCGCAGCCGCACCATGTGAAGCCATCCTCTGCCACATCAGTACGTTCAGTTTCTTCCCTGCTTTTGACAATACGGGCTACTGGCGATGCCGCCTTAAGCGTGCCATCGCTGGCCTTTGTGGTGTTATACGTGGTGTAAAATTCCTGCCAACCCGGCGTGGCCACATTTTCTGCCTGAGTTCGGTACCAGATACGCCCGCCTTTAGCCACACCAAGATTTGTCGCGTATATCTGCGTAACCGAATTCTTGCTGCCACGCATTCTGAAAAACTGGCCATATTTTGATGTGTCGGCCGGAAAATCCCCCGTTGTATCAGCTGTTGTCTGCCACAGTCCCGTGGGCTCAGAAAAATAGTTAATCCCGCCTGAAACAGGTGTTCCTGAAGCTGTATTTCCCTCCCCGATTCCGAACCCACCGACAACCAGCAATCGTCCTGCAGTAGCATCGGTAACTGATGTCTGGAACGTCGCCATTGCGCCACTTCCTAAACCGAGGTTTGTGCGAGCGTCTGCTGCAGTCGTTGCCCCGGTTCCGCCGTCTACAACAGCAAGCGCACCGTTGCTCCCTTTCTGCGCCAGTTTACCGATGCTGGGGATCGTTACAGGGGTGCCGTTGATGGTAACTGTGATGCTCTGATTTGCTGAGGTGGTGGCGAACGTCTCCCACGCGCCAATGTTCTCGTCGTACTCTTTGATGAGCTGCGACATGGCCTGTGCCAGGCCGTCGACTGAGATATTGTCTGACACAAGGATTCCATACTTCTGGCCGCTCAGCGCCGGGGAAGCGGCAGGCGTAACCGTCATTGACGTGGCGCTGTTCACGGATGAAATCTGGAACAGCTGCACCGGGTTAGACATGACGATAATCGTCTGGCCAGCGCGAACCTGGCTGGCGGGTGCCGTCCAGTTCGTGCCGGTGCCGGTTGCGGTATTTCCGTTAATTGCGATGGTGCCGGTGTTATAAAGCATATTTTCTCCAGGCAATAAAAAACCTCGCCGGAGCGAGGTTTATTTTGAAACAGAATGAGTTATTGGCAGGTGGTGCTGATGAACGTGTTGGCACTAACCCAGGTCCAGTTAAAGGGATAACCGGCGCGGTACTGGGTCTGATTGTTTTGTTTACGCACTCCGTAAATCTGGACACTGTTTTCCTGCCCGCCGATAAGGGCTGTACCAGAACAAACAGGTTGCTGTTTCTCAATAACGCCAGCGCAACCGGAGAGCAAAACCGCCACCGCCAGGCAAAGAATCATGTTTTTCATCGTGGTTATATCCCAGGGCATTCACAAGGTTACACAATAACAATATGAATCAATGGGATATAATTGATTTGGTAGATCAATTATCCAAAATTGATCGTTGAAAACGATCAATCATAGTTGGCGCAGTTAATGGCCATGATGACGTTTCTCATGTTTGAGTACGCGACGTTTTGCAGACTCCCGGTGGGGGTTGTCTGAGGTCTGGCAAATATCCGCGTATTGCTCCCCTCAAGCTTCGCCATGCTCTTGTATATTGCCGAGTAAGGCTGCGGCTGACCTCCTGCTGATACAACCCCGGTAATCAGGCCGAGCATAACAGGCATGCAGGCCCACTTCCCCGCCCGGGTTGTGTTGATGTTATAGCCTGAGCTGGCATCCACTCCGGTAGTGCCTATGGTAACGACATCACCAAGCGTGCGCGTCTCGTGGGTTAAAATCAGGGTCCCCGATGCATCCCACACAGCCATCCCGTAATCTGGCTTTGTCTGGGGGAAAATAGAGAAAAAATAAACGTACGCTGTGCCGGTTGCATTAGGTCTGAGAAAATCAATCGTGATGGTGTTTCCGCTTACCGTCTGAGTGATTTCCACCTCAACCGTGCAATGAACGAAGGCCACAACGGGCTGACCTGAGGGAAAGGTGTGCGTCACCCTGGTATTGAAACCCGATGTTCCCTGCAGTGCCGCTGTCTTTCGCGCCTGTAATGCAATTGGCGAGCTGTTGGCGGTAACCCACACCTCACCGCTCGTCGTCGTCAGTAAACCGCCGTATTGCGCCATTTATGCCCTCTCGATCTGGAAAATGAGAAAAGCTGCAACAGCGGGTTCAGTCCCTGCTGAGTAGTCGGTATCCCCCACAGAGGAAACCGTTGCAGTACCGCCGGTGATGGTGATCTTCCTTCTTCCAGTTCCCCACTTATCATCGTTCATGACCTGAAAGTAGGTCAGTTTGCAACCCGGTGGCAGGGCAACGGAATAAGAGCCAGTTTTCTGGTTAACGGCCAGCTGCAGATAGCCGCAAACGCTGACTGGCTTAATTCCATAGTTGTTAACCTTGCCTGATGCATCCCATGTTTGAACACCGTATTCCGCCATCGTATCTCCTGAAAAAAAAGAGGCCCCGCAAGAGGCCTCCCGTCACCATGTACCAGTGATTCTCCCGATCTGCACCCTCAACACATTGTTGGAGTCTCGTACACTGATTGTCTGGTTGGTCTGTTTCATGGCCCCCTCGCCAGCTGTCGAACCGTAGTTTTCAAACGTACCGGCCTTATCCAGCCTCCAACCGACTGAGCCAGCCACATAGTTATTCGACTGGATATAGTTGCCGATTTTGGCGTTCTCAATGGTGCCGTCCTGAATGAAGCTGGCCCGGATGAATGTCTGCCCGTTCTGGATCACGAACGGAAGAGCCACGCTGTTTCCGGCAGCCGTGGTGACGGCGAAGCGGTCTGCCAGGAAGATAACCTGCGACTGCATGCCGGATGGCGTATTCTCAACACCGATCCCCATCCCCGCAGCGTAATATTGCCCATTGCTAGAAACGCCAACCTTGATGTTGTACATCGCGCTGAGGTCGCCGTTTACGTTCGCTATCGCCTGAGCGTTAGTTGTGATGGCTGAGGTATGCCCGTTCACCGTCGCCGTTATGCCGTTTATCTGCGTGGCCGTAGCCTGCTGATAGTCAGAGAACGTCTGGTTCAGGCTGTTGATGGATGCCTTGTTGCCGTTAACGTCCGTTTGCAGGCTCAGCAGCGAGCGCGCCGTTGCCTCCCTGTCGTTGACAATCACTTCATCAATGCGGTCCAGATTCGCGCTGTTGCCGGCGACTGATGCAGAAAGGGTTTTACGCGTGGCCACCTGAGCGAGGTTGGCCTGAATTATCGCAATTGCAGAGTTCTTCACCCCGCCCGTCATGCCGTCCATAGAAACGCTGATGTTGTCGATTCGCTGGCCCAGGGCGGTATCAGCCGTCGCAACGGTCTGCTCAAGCTGACTGAGTGAAGACGAAACATTCCCGACCGTGCTGGAAAGCTCATTAACGCTGGTCTGGACCTTCCCGACGTCCTGGGCATTTTTGGCGATATCCTTCGCCTGCTGCTCCAGTTCGTCGTTGGCCTGTTTGATATCGTTAGCCATGCCAACAATTTTTTCATTGCTGTCCACTGCATTCTCGATCAGGTCTTTGAACGTATCGGAGTCTTTAATTTCCTCCAGAATCACATCTGTGATGTCGGAAACATCGATGCTGGCCTGTCCTCGCACCCATTCCGTGTACCCTGATTCGTTGCCGCTGCGGTCCACCAGCTGCGCGCGGTACCAGAAAATCTGCCCAGCCTTAAGGCCCATCTGCTGATATTTGCGCTGCGGGTAAGGCACATCGGCCAGCAGCATCGCATCGTCCTCGGTACCGGTCAGGCTGTACTGAATTTCCGTCTTCAGCGTGTCGTCGGTATTCGCCGGGAATCCCCAGTTCAGCTCGATACCGAATACCACGTTTTCAGAAGCGATGAAGCCAACCGGCTTCGGTGGATTGCCCACTTTACCCGTCAGCATTTTCTCTTCTGAATAGCCCCATCCGGATGAAATTTCTGCGGCATTGATTGCTCGCACGCGCACCAGATAGCGCCCGGCATAAATCCCCGGGACGTCGAATGATGTGGTGGAGGTGCGCGGCACGTTAACCCAGTTCCCGTCGTTGCGGCGCCATTGCGCTTCATAGGCGATAGCGTTCTGCGCCTGGTCCCAGCTCACGCGCATCGTTTCGACGCTGATATTTTGCTGCACCACAGAAAACGAGCTGATCACGATGTTCGCAGGCGGCGACTGGTTACCTGGCGGGATCACGCTCACCGGCCGCTGGTCAATGATGGCTCCGGTATCAATGCGATCGAATTTATCCGGATCGTGATTTGCACCGACGATTGTGAACGTGCCGTCATTATTATCAGTTACCGTAATAACGCGATACTGCTGTGCGTAGAGCTCGTCAGACTCAATGACCCATACGGCCTCAGCCACAGGCGTTTCGCTGTAAGCGGTCGTAACGGTCACTTTATTGCCCGTAATCGACTGAATGGTGCGTGACTGTGAAACACCCGATGGAAGATTGACAATCATCCTGTCGTCTGCCGAAGCATCCGGCGCCCTGTCCAGCGTCAGCACGCGACCATTCACCGCAGAGATACGGCCGCCCAGGTCGCGCCCGGAGAGATTTCGGTCCGCTACAGCGATTACATAGCCAGGCTGCGGAATGTTGCCATCTTCCCCTACATTGAAAGTAACAACGCGATCTTTGTTGTTGGTGAGGATCCCCCATCGCCCTTTCCGATTCGCTTCCGACTGACGGGTACAACCGATAGCCGTTATCTCAAGTTGATTAAACCCATAACGCGCAACCAGCGCCTGCTCAAAAACAGGCTCCATCGCATCAGAATAAGCGTTATCAGGATCAGACCAGGACACCAGCGCATTGGTGTAACGGTTCTTTGTGGTGCTGCTGGAATAGGTAAAGCGCCCATCAATAACGTTCGCATGCGTGTATGTAAAATCTACATCTCTCGGCATGTCCGCCAGCGCCACAATCTGGTCGTCGCCCCAGTAGGTCATCCCACGGAAGATGGCAGCAAAATCACGCAGGACCGTATAAGCGTCGTTGCGTTCCTGAATGTAGACGTTGCAGGTATAACGTGGTTCGGTATCACTTCCGCCTTTGCCATCCGGTACCATTTGATCGCAATACTGTGCAACCTGGTAGAGTGTCCATTTATCTATGTTGGCCGTTGTAAGACGATCCCCAAGTCCGAAACGGTCGCTAACCACCAGGTCGTAGAAAATCCATGCAGGGTTATCGGTCCAGGCCCATTTAAATGTCCCAGCCCACGTACCGCTATAAGTGCGGGTTTCGGGGTCGTAAGTATCCGGTACGCGGATAACGCGGCCGCGGGGCTCGCAGGAGATCTGCGGGATAGAGCCGTTAAACTGGCTGGAATCGAATTCGATATAAAGCAGCGCTGTGTTTGGATAGCGTAATTTGGCGTCAATTACCTCGGTGAAGCTCTGCAGCATCATCGTGTCGCCGATTTTCGCGCTGTTGGCATCAGACGTAATCTTACGGAGTCGGATTGTCCAGGTGCTGCCAGCCTGAGGTAAATCAATACGGTGGCTGCGCTCGTAACCTGATGTCGTTTTGCCGGTCACGCTAGTATCGAGTACCGTCTGCCATGTGCCGCCGTCCGTCTGCAGGTCAATCGCATAATTAACCGAGTAACCGACCAGATCGCCGTCGTCCTCCTGCTTGAAAAGCGAAGGCCATTTCAGACGCAGGCGAACCGCTGAAAGCTGCGTATTGGTAAACGTGCGCGTCCACGCTGTAGCGCTCGATACCTCAGTTCCCACGTTGATTTCGTTTTCGGTACCGGGTATGCCCTGAATATATTTTTGCGCCTGAGTTCCCGCGCGAAATTCCCACGTAACGCCGCTGAAGTTTTGAGAGCCGTCAGCATTCTCCAGAGCCGTTCCGTCCAGGTAGATATCTTTCGGCGTCAGCTGCCCTGCAAATTCACCCTCCCCCAGTGCAACGAGGATTTTTGCCTTTGCAACAGATTGCAGATCATCAGGCTGTTCGGTAGGGGTTCGGGAACTTGAGCTGCCGCCCTTGCGGCCTTTTATAGCGATTGCAGTTGCCATATTGCGCCCATAAAAAAAGCCACCCGAAGGTGGCCTGAAAGAAGGTATTTATTTATTGCTGATCTTCGACATAAATCCCGGCAGAAATAATCGCGCCGCCGATTCGCCGGCGGCCATAAAGAAGTGGTACCGGATTCCCCTGGGCTGTCGTGTTTGTTACTCCACCAAAGGCGTAGCTGGCTTGGTTATCCGCAGATTGCTTACTGGCGAGCCCGGTTGTCTGTGGAGAAAGCATCTGGACTACGCCGCCGATCGCCATTGATGCCCCAATCCCCGCCACAGCGCCCCATCCACCAGCGAAAGCGGTACCACCAATCCCAATCGCGGCCCCTCCCGTGACGAACGCAGCAACAGCGACAAGGGCAACCCCGAGGATTGTCTGAAACACCCCAGCTCGCTTACTGCCGATGATCACCGGCGCGATGCGGATTTCCTCTGTGCTTCTGTCCATACTGAGCTCATCGTTTAAGAGGTTTCGTTTCCCGCTGAATACCGCATAGGTTAAACCTCGTTGCTTACTGGTATTCAGGAAACGCTCAAAACCCGGCACGATAACACTCAGAGCGCGGATGGCCTCTTTAGGTGAAGCTACTGATAAACGATATTCACGCCCGAAGGTGGCTCCTAGCACGCCGTACAATCGAATTGTGCGGACCGGCTCAACATTGAGTAATGCAGCCATTTTTCCCCCATATAAACTGTCACAGGCGGTTATCAGAAACAGTCTTTAAAGCGCAGTATTTTCATTGTGCGCTCACGCCAGTAACCGCCATAAGGTACGCGCTGGCTCAGATGCCCATAAAGGTGATGCAGTAGCATGTTGCCTTCCAGCAGAATCCCCGCATGATTCCACTTATCAGCCTGAACCTGCATGATCACCATATCGCCAGGTTTTGGCGGCCCGTCGAATTCACGGAATCCGCACTCATACCAGCAATCCTGATAGAAGTTGTCCGGGTAGTCGTTTTCCCACCAGGGATAATCGACCCGGTAATCGTGAAGCTCTATCCCGTGCGTTTGCCAGTAATAGCTCATCACCAGACCCCAGCAGTCGAAGTGACCAAGCACAAACGGGCGCTCCAGCAGCGGCAGTTCTCCACGCGGCTGGATGGTCCGTAAATCCCCCTCCGGCCAGCTCACGATATGCCAGGGTAAAAGCGTCGCATCGCATTGCGCTTTATCCAGCTCGCTCGGTTGCGTCGTGGCATCCGGGTGACTGTGAGCGATGGCGATCACCCTCCCCCAGTCCTCAGCAGCAGCATAGTCTTCGGGGCAAAGTACAAAATTGTCCTCCGGCGCCGCGGCAAGATTTCGGCACGGGAAATAACGTTCAACACGGCTTTTCTGCGCCACCACGCCGCAACACTCGCGAGGATACTCAGCTGCAGCATGAGCCATAATCGCATCGATGGTTTTCTGACGCATATCAGCTCCTGATCAAAGACGTGCCAGGGAACCCACCGAACGGCAGTTCGTTGCCGTCTCCATGCCGGAGCTTACAGGCCGTAAGCGTGCCGTTGCATTCATCCAGAGAGGGGTCGCTCACCGGGTTGTTGTTTTTATCGAAATAGCGGGTTCCGGCATAGTCGCAGCCATCGCCGGTGCGATATTTATTCCGGATACACCAGGTACACAGAGAATGAAGTTGACGTGTAGGGATCATCTTTCCCTGTAACGACATCGGGCTATCGAGCACGAATTCGATACTCTCGCCCGGAATTTCGCTGGCTTTGCTATCAATGTAAAAAACTCGTTTTCTGACCTGTTGCGGATCAGCTGTTGCGTTACCTGCAGGGAAGTTCTTCGCATCGAGATAGTGCGAATAGGTGTCATGGATAGTGACTTTCGCCTGCAGCATATCGTCATAGGCAAGGCACAGCGCTGTAATCTTGCTTTCGATATCTGCAACCGTCAGCGTTGGCTGGGCGCTATTGCCTTCTGTAGATGCTTCAAGCCCTTCAATTTGATACGGCCAGGCAGCATATTCTTCCCCCTGCCACCAGATGCTTTTCGCCTCCAGCTTTGATTCATCACCACCAGCGGCGGCGATATCTTCTTCCGTGTGCGGGAGGTTGTACGCGTGAAATCGCAGTACATCATCCACGCCGAACGTAGAGCCATCAACTTCGATAAGCCGGACTTTGTTGCCGGGCTCAAGGCTTTGATAGTCTGCTGTGATCATGGTGCGTACGCCTGTTTGAATGTTGCGGAAATGGTCATAACATTGCTGGATAAGGGCTGTGATTTGATTGATTCGGCCTCAATCCGATAGAGCCCTGTTTCGCCAACTGGCGATGTCCAGATAAATGACTTTATAACGTGAGAACGAAAGAACTTCAGGGCCTGAAGCATGTCCGCTTTTTTCCCCGTGAGTGTGACAGGCCATGACTGCTTTTCAGGGTTTATGCCTTCCCCGGCGATCTGCTCATAGCCGTCGCCAAAGGTTGCAGAGCGCGTTTTTAGGCTGAACGCCCCTTCCATTCCCACCTGTATCTGTGTTCGCCAGGTAAATGTTTCGATTGACATGTTTCCTCCGGGCATAAAAAACCCGCCGAAGCGGGTTATCGTGATTTAGTGGCATTCCATATCAGACCTCCAGGCTGGAGCTGTTTGGCAATCCCTGCACGTACTGACTGGTCAATGGTCTGTTTGTAGGCCCGAGAAATTGAGTCGTTGTTATCAGAAGTCTGCTGAGAAGTGTTCTGGTTCTGAACGACCACGGACGTTTGAACGGTTAGGCCGCCAGTTGCCGAAGATTGCAGCCCATACATCGGTGCGTTTCCGACGTAGCTGCCATTTGCATACCCCTGTGCTCCACGCATAAGCGCATAGAGATTGCCTACACCAAGTGCATTGGTCGCTTCCTTCGTAAACACAAACTCACCGCCGTGAACCACGCCTTTCGGTTGGTACTTACCACCATCACCGGTGTAGCCACCGCTATCGAATCGCGGCACCAAACCACCACCTGAAAAACCAAAGAACGCGCCGATACCGGTTCCACCAAAGGCTGACTTCATTCCATTAACCAGAGCCAGTTGCGTCAGCATCTGGGCGATGCCCTTCAGGAAGGTAGTCAGGAAGTCTGAGAAGTTAGATTTGCCAGTAGTAAAAAAGTCGGTGAGCGTGCTGGCCATCCCGGTGAACGCATTGCTGGTAATCGTCTGCACCTGCGAGTAAACATTGGTCGCGCTGTCTTCAAATTCAGCCCAGCCCTTTTTCGCGCCGGTCAGCCAGTCACCACGTAACCGATCTTCAGCATCATAGTAATCGTTAGCTGCCTTAAGCTGTTTCTGATATCCCTCTTCATCCAGCGAACCACCAGTATTTTTCCAGCCTGCGGCGAGCTGACTTTTTGCCAGCTCACGTTGTGCCTGACGGTCACTCATCCCGGCACCGTTCACTAATGCAGCCTGCTTCTCTGCCATCTGCGTGACGTATTTCTGCGAGGTATCCATTCGCTTGTTCAACTGTTCCTGTGCGGTAATCTGATCACCTAACAGGGCTTTCTGCCGTGCCAACTGAAGCACCTGGTCTTTACTCGCCAGCAGGGATTGCTCCTGCTTTGTCAGAGAGCGAGATCGGGAGGCCTCTTCCAGCACCTGAAATTTCGCTTCCGTAGTCCAGAGGTCTTTGCGCTGTTGGCTAATACTATCGTTCAGCCCTTTATGCTGCTGCAGCGCGCGTAACTGGGCCTGAAGCGCCAGCAGCTCGGCCTGGGCAGCATCCGTGCTGCGATCGCCAGCCGATAAAGTGCCCTGCTTTCCGGTTTTGGTCTTTTTACCAAAAGAAGCGACTCCTTCCCGATCCTTCTGGGTGGTTGCGGTACTTATCTTTCTGGTCGTATCGAGGTATTTACCTGCACTGATATCAGCCGCATCCCAGTCTTTTTTCAGCTGAGAAACGCTGTCGCCATAAGCGCCGGCCATTTGTTCGTTGTAGTCCTGCCACCCCTGCAAAGTATCTGTTTTCGCCCAGTCGGGAATGAGGTTAATCGCGGCAGCGTTAGAGGACGAAATGATCTGGTTCAGCTTCTGGAAAACGATCGCAACGCTGTAATAAATTGCGTTGAATTCCTTCAGTGTGTTTGATGCCAGTTCAGCTACCCACTGACCGATACTCTGCATGGCCTCAGACGCCCAGCCCTTGATATCCAGCCACAGGCGGCCAAACGGCGTCAGCGAGTCGTAAGCCTGTTCTCCACGTTTTGCCATCGTATCGCCAAACAGGTCCATAGCCTGCGTAACGGCCCCGGTCTGGTCCTTTTGCTTAACCAGATCGTCAACATGCTTAAGTTGTGAAACTGTCAGGAAATTATATTGTTCGTTGAGACTCTGCAGCGCTTTAACAGGGTCTTTTTCGATGTCCTTATAGGCTTTGGTGATGTCCTGCGCCGAGACTATACCGGTCTGAACCGCCAGCGCCGTGGAGCCCGCTGCTTTTTCAAGTTGCTGCTGTGTCAGCGATCCCATGCCAACCAGCTCAGTCATCAAACTCTGAACGGTTCCTACAGTCGCGCCAGTAGAGGCAGCTATAGACTGGGAGGAAGCCATGATCTGAAGCGCTGACGTGCCGGCAATATTGCCAGTCCTGATAATGGCCTTGTTGATTTCGTCGTAGGCGGTGAAGTAGTCCGATCCCGCTTTGGCCGCAATCAGTACAGCGCCAGCCAGGCCACCAATGGCCACTCGGGCAGGAGTCACCATCGACAACATCGCTTTCAGAGCATTGCCTACACCGCCAAACGAATCGCGCAGCTGGCCGCCCTGCTGAATAGCAACCATATAAACCGGCATACCTGAAGCCAGTGAAGTCACAATGTCGGTCATTTGCATCGGGAGATAACGCATAGCATTGCGATATTGGCCCGCGCTGATAGCCCCAGACTTCCATGCTTCTTCCTGCTCTTTCAGCTTTGCGATCATTGGTGCAGCACGATCGGATACGCCGAGTTGGGCAGCTTTTAGCTCTAACAGTTCTGCGCGCGTTTTTCCGATTGCTGTGACCTGCTCCTCCAGCGAATCGATAAAGGTTTTGCCCGCTGCAGCTGCCCGCTGCGCTGCCTGCGCCTGCTCAATGCGAGCCCGCCCCTCTGCGGTCTCAGACTCCATTACCTGTGCCAGTTTTGCCCGCGTCGTCTCAAGCACGCTGTTGTAACGAGTAAAATCCTCGTCTCCCACCAGCCCTTTACCACGAAACTTCGCCAGGCTCTCCTGGATAGTGTCCAGCTCATCCAGCGCCTTGTTTACCGGACTAATTTTATTCAGCAGGTTCTGCAGTTCCTGACGCTGCTGCTTCAGGCTTTCGCTGTTCTTCTTCTGGTTATCGATGCCGGTGCGGAACGTACTGTTCAGGTCATCCGCTTTACCTGCAGCGGCGGTCGCGGTCTCCTGAAAGCGATCCAGTGCCTGGTTACCACGCTCCAGCTCAGTGGTATTTACGCGCAGGGAAATCGTGGCGATGTCGTTACTCATTCCGCCCTCTCTTTATGCATAACTTTTAGTGCGGCGCTCTCCATGATTCGGATGTCCGAAAGCGCGGTTGCCTCGTCGTCGACGTGGTGCAGGCGCATCACCCAGGGCAGCACGTTGTAATCAAGCCCTGATGCGCCTCCCATGCCCGTGCGCCACTGCGTGCTGACAGCCTGAAACACCAGGAATGAAGGCCATACATCTGGCCAGACGTCGATGTATTGATCATCGTAGTCATCCGGCGTAAGCCCATAGGGTGCCAGGTCTGCCGCTGTAGGTTCAGGCGTATAGAATGCAGAGGCAACCGCTATCAGTTTTTTTCGCGCTGCCCCATCAGTTCGCGATAGTAGGTTTCAGGGATAGCCTTCATTGCAGCCGGATAGTTTTCCAGCAGCACCGACAGGTTTTCCGCGTTGAATGCATCGGGGAGCGCCCAGCCAGAAATAATTTCCATCAGAAAATCAGTGGCAGTTTTGCCTTCCAGTTTTTCCAGATCAGCCAGCTCTTTAAGTGGCTTATGATTGAAAGTGAAGGTCAGTACACCATCCTCATCGCCAGCGCGCGGGATCGAGACGTTGGCCTTGAAAGTTGGTTTGGGCTGAAGGGTGAATTTAGTCGCCATCGTTGCCTCTTATTAAAAAAAAACCTCCATGGTGGAGGCCCAGATTTTCGTTATGCCTGGCTTATGCCGCAGCGCCTGTGATTTTGTAGAACGTCATCGCTGGCGATTGCAGGTTCAGCACGACGCTTACCGTTTCGACTTCGTTCACCGCAGTAGTCGGCGTGTCGTCAAAAGATGCCGTGGCCGCCCAGTAACGGTTCTCCTTCGCCTTCGGCACGTACATGTACGCTGCGACCGTCTCTTCATCTTCATCCAGCTGGCGAAGCAGCGGGTATACCGGGAGCGTGGAGTCATGTGCGATCGAGTAGGTCTGAGAGACTGCGGATTTATAGGTGTTCAGGTTGCGCTGACGATCATCGCTGAGGAACTGAATCTGCGTGGTGTTCTGATCGCCACCAGATTTCGATACCTCGGTGATTTGTGGCAGTTCGGTCCATTCTTCAATTTTGCGAATAGACCCGGAACCGCCGCCCGCCGCGTATTTGTTTTTGTTGGTGGTATTGATGTTGCGAAGAGTGACAGCATTCTCCGCAATCGCGTCGATTTTCGCGATAACGTTATCAATACCCGACCAGTTGCAGTTCACGTGAACGATATCGCCGACCGCAATATCGTCCGCGGCGCTGACGGTGATCACCGCGTGCTCAGCATTCGTCGCGCCGGTGAAAGTAATGGCCGGGCCATAGCCCGACGCCAGATAAACATGAGCGCCGTTAGGCAGTGCAAAGCCCATAATGGTTTCTCCTTCAGAAACAAGAAATCCGGCATTAAGCCGGTCAGGTGTGGGGCATCAGAGAGGGAATCAGCTGGTAATGTCTGCCCGATAATTCAGGCTGACAGGAACGGTGTAGGACACAGGTGTAGGGACGCCGCGGAATATGCCAGGCGCGCCGCTAATCCAGCAGGTAAAGTCTTTGCCTGCAATTTCCAGCCCCTCGGGGAACAACTCCGCTACTCTGCCCGCCAGGGCAACGACGGAGGTACGGCCGGACCCGGCTGGCGCCACGACATTAATCTGGTACACGCCAGAATAAGTCCGGCAGCGCAAGCCGAGATCGATTGTTCGCGGCGTAACGGGCATATCGTGAACGGCCAGGTACATCTCGTTAGCAGGAGGTGTAAACGGCACGTTCTCCCATGCAACCGAAATGCCCTCGGCATCAGCCCAGGTACCCAATCTGGCGGCCAGTGCAGATGCAATATTAGGAATCACTTAGTCACCTCCCTGACAGCTTCCTCAAAGAAGCGTTGAAACTCAGCTGCAGTTATGCGGACCATGCCGCCCGGAGCCTGTGTGGAATGCCCCATTTCAAGCGGGTAGGCATAGGGCACGTTGTTGCAGAAATAAATGGCCTTCATCCCGACTTTGAAGAGCGACAGCGTGTAGTTCCCGGCCGCTTTTGTCAGATCACCTGTCTTATCAACCCGGCCTGTCTCGTCAGTCGTTGGCGCATCAAAGGACACCTGCCAGTTACCGCGAAAGCGTCCGCCCGTATACCCCGGCGGTGCTTTGATATCCATCCCATCCACCACCCGGGCTTTTTTCTTCAGTCGTCCGGTTTTGGTCAGGTTGTCGGGATTGGCGCGCTGCGCCTCGTTGTGGTCATAAACAGCGCGATTATAGGAAACAGCTGTCTGGTTAACTTCCCACAGCTCCGGGTTGCCCACTGGAGACATCACCACCAGCTGGTTAAGAATTTTGATTCCGACGGCGCGCACCACTGCTTCCTGATTCGTTTTCGCCTTGTTAACGAAAGCCGTGATTTCAGCCAGGAAAGCCGCGTTCTCGCCCATGCTAAGCCCTCAGTTGCGCTTTGTAGCAGAGCACCAACACGGCAGGTTTTACCGGATTCGGTTTGACAACACGGTACGTTGTGCCATCAATATCAACCACATCGCCGATTTTAATTTCCTGCTCTGACGTAAAAACGATCTTCACGTCGCCGTTAACGATGACCGTTCCATCAATTTCGCCTGGCGCGTATTCGGTCTTCACGCCCACAGCAGTAAAACGGACCGCTTCAGTTTTATGCTCAACGCCGCCGATAACCGTTACCGAGCCTTTACGGGTGACGTTGTACGTCGCACCGTTCTGCCTGAGCATGCGGGTCGTTCTGGCCTGCATACGTTGGTAATCAATCGCCATATCAGGCCCTCTCAGCAAATGCATTGATGGCGTAACCACGACCACCAGCGAGGTCGCCCAGCAGCGCCATAACGGCAGGATAGGACGGCGTGAAGACTTCACCATCTGCGACCGCATAGGTCATGGTGACAGCACCTTCCACACGTTCAGTTTTCACAGCGGCTTCGCGCACGCTGGATAGTAAATCGCCGTCGATTGCCTCTACCGCCAGCATGCACTGTGCGGTTATAACCTGCCGTGGAACTTCATCCGGCGGGAAATCATGTTCATCCAGAACGACATTCACGCGTGGCCATGCCAGAGCCTGTCTCGGGTCAGCTTTTGAGCCAACCCAGTCCAGACCGTCCAGGTAATCCATGGCCTTAATCAACAAAGGTGTGAGCTTGTCAGGCAGTTCAATGCCGCGTATTTCCGCAAATGAGGCAAGATCCTCTTCACTGGCGTAGCTGTTGGCATCAGGAGAGGTGATATCGGTATTGACCATCGAATCATCCTGTTTATGGGGCTTTCGCCCCATTCGTTATTCCCCGGAAGGCGCAGTGAAGGTGATCTCTTCAGTGGTTTTCGCCACTCCATCTACAGTACCGGTTACCGTGAAGGTTCCAGCTGCGTCTGATGTGAGTTTCACCGTTGCACCACCAGCTGATCCAGTCTGAGAACTGGCCGTGCTAAGCGTGCCACCTGTGGACGTCCACGCGACGGTTTTACCGGATACACCGGAGCCATTCAGCGTGTACTTCAGAGAAACAGTTACCGCGTCTGTGCTGTCAGCAGTTGCGGAGGTTTTATCCGCTGACAGCGTTACTCCCCCACCGCGGATTCCAGTTTGATCAGCACGCCTGCCGTAGATTTGTTGCTGGTGAAGTGTTTCTTCCAGTTGCCAGCAGTGCCGATGGCGGTCAGGTCAGGGTTATCACCTTTGGCGGTATCCCAGCTGTAGCCCAGCAGATCAACGTTCACCACGCCTTCAGCACGATAGCCAACCGCAAGGTTTTCTTGATCGTTGATATCGTAGGAACGGAAGCCCGGCGCCTGAGACTCGGTAACGGTAACCGCACCAGCTACCAGCCCAAGGATCGCATCAGCGTCCATGGTGTCGGTCACCAGCACAGGTTTGCCCAGCGTGCCTGGCTGCCCGCCGTAAACCACCACGCCCGCTTCTTCGTAGATTTTGTTGGCAATCGCCTCATCAACAATGTCGAAGTAGGTGGCAGAGTGCATCACGAAGAGCACCACACGGTTGAACTTGTCGCCGTATTTACGCAGGCCGCGCGTCAGGGTCTTTTTACCGTCGGTCTCAATATCGGCGGTTACGACCATGTCGGCGTTAGCACCAATCGCCGCAGTCAGCGCTTTCAGGCCGTATTTCACGTAGCCCTCCAGCGTTGCATCTGCGACATCCACGCCGATCACTTCGGAGAACTCATCAACTGAGCGGCCACGGCGTTTAAAGGCCTCTTCCGTGGTTTCATACGGGCCGTATTTCCACGGCGCCTTAACGGATACCGCTTCACCGGCACCGATTTTTTTACCTGTGACTTTATCGACAGAGTTCACATTGCGCGATTCAATGGAACCACCAACTTTGTAGAAAGCACGCTTACGAAAATCCCCTTCAATCAGCTCGTTATCCAGCAGAATCGCCCCGTTGGAAGAGGCGTTAAAGATTGCCAAGTTATCCTGTCGGCGCTCAAGGAAAGCGGTCTGCGCCAGGTCGTCGTAAATAACCAGGTCGGTATTAACAGTGGTAGACATGGGTTAATCCCTTATTTCGGAAGTTTGAGGAAGGCCTGCTGGCCGTGTTTGCGGATGTAGTCCGCTTTATCGCTGGCGCTCATTTCGGAACGTTTCAGGCTGCCACCGCCGTTTGGCTTGTGTCCGCCCGCGTTAGTGCCTTCTGCGCGCGGGAACAGGTGCGGAGCCGTCTCCTTGAGTGACTCCGCCCACTCAAGCGGGCTAAGTGGGGTTTTGCCGTCTTTGCCGAACAGAACATCGCCATTTGCATCAACTGCTACGGCCTCGCCTTCGTCGTTGAGCTGGAATGTGCCTTTGGCACGTAGGATCAGATCGTCAGATGCTTCCGGCAGCGCGCCAGTTTTCGCGGCTGCTGCTCGGATTGCATCACCCAGGACGCGGTCCCGGAATTTGTTGGAGAACGCTTCAGCTTTGTCCGCGCGTTCATTTGCGGCTTTAATCTGCTTATCCACATCAGCACGCATGCGCTCGGTGCGCTTATCGAGCACCTCATCAATTTTTCCGGCGGCGATAAGCTTTGCCTCTTCGTCGTCAGAAAAACGCTGGAGAATGCCGCGTACAGCGTCTGGGTCGATACCTTCAAAGCGGGACAGGTTTTCTTTCTGCTGTTTAATGGTGCCCAGCAGTTCGCTATTTTTCGTTTTGAGGCCAGTGACTTCGCTGGTCACACGCTCATCAATCAGCTTCTGGATTTCTGGCGTGATTTCGATACCACCGCCACCGCCGCCCTCACCGCCGCTTTCAGGTGCGTAATATTTCAGAAGCATGTTTCGAATTAACATAATTTCCCCTCGGGATTTTGCCGGGCCTCGCCCATAAAAAAGCCCCGGCGGATGCCAGGGCGTGGAGTAAGATGTGATTGTTAGTTGTCTGTGCCTGAGAGCTGCTTCAGACGTTCCAGGCTGATCCATTCGCCTTTGTCAGTGAACATATCAGCCAGGTCGATTTCACCCGCGCGGAACAAACGGCCACGCTCGGCACCCAGAACCTGATCCTGGCGTTGTGCCGGCTGGCGCGCGAGCCATTCCAGATATGATGTTTTCCCCGGTACCTGTCCATCCATGCTGGCACGAGTCCCCTCGTCCATCTCCTCGATATCGATGCCGAGTTCGCGCCAGGACTTGAGAATCAGGGTTTCGGTAGAACGACAGCAAAAATGGATTTTCCCGGGTCCCTGCAGGTAAGGCACCTTATGCCCGACCGGTTTGTTATCCAGGGTGTAGCGGAGCAGGTCACGAATAATGCAGTCGTGGCTGGTTTTATTGTCCAGCGTAGATAGCCACTGTTTGCCTTTTACGATATCGCTGTTGGCCCTGGTGAAGCTGTTGCGTGCTGTGGCAGCCAGATGATTCACGGCTGTTTTAACGATGCTGGCGGCGTTTGCCCTGCTCATCTGCAGCGCGCCGTCGCGATAGTCTTTATTGGCGTGGCCGCGAACACTGCGCGCGATTGTTTCTACCGTGTCGCCGGCAAGATACCCCCTGCGGACGGCGTTTACGATCCGCGCCAGCCTGTCCGATTTCAGATTCTCCACCCACTCACTCAGCAGCCTCCCCTGAAAGGGCTGCGCCATCGCTGCGGCATACACCATATCGGCGGTAATGCCCTGCAGCGGATAGTGAGACAGGACCTGTGATGGCAGAAGGGAATCGAACAGGCTCATCTGATAACTGGCCTCGTTCTTTGCCAGCGCCACCAGCTCATTTTCGAGCCCTGCCTGCATGGTGGCTACGGCCTGATGGTTAAGCTCACGCACGCTGCCCAGTAAACTCTGCAGACGGCTAACGGTGAAGCTCTCAGGAGGCAATCTGTCCAGCGCATCCAGTAGACGTGCCGACAGGTCAGCATCCGTCTCGTTAAGCAACTTCACCATCCGGTTTGCCACGCCTGTTGCATAGCGGCTAATCCAGACGGAATGAGCAATAGCCTCATCCCGCAGGCTTTCGTTCACGGTTGCCATATTAGCCCCCGGTCAGCGTTGGGGCCTGATTGCGAAGCGTATCAATAACCTCGTCCGGACTGTCGGCCGGGTCAATGAGATCGAGCTTCTGTAGTGCTCGAATCATATCGCTATCGCGCAGCGCACCGGACTGCCAGGCGTTGACGATTGCCGTCACCATGCCCGACTCGGCAACCTTCGCAATGAATTCCTGATTAATCGTGTAGCTCGTCGATTCGCCCATGATGCCCAGGTATTTCGCACACCATCCCAGCGCCAGCGTATAGGCCTCAGAAACGTTTGAGACGCAAATACCGAGCACCGATGTGGATGATGTTTGCTCCCCGCTCGCTTGGGTTGCCGTCTTCGCCGTGGCGTTCTGCTCAATCAGTCGGGCGCCCAGCTGCACCATGTAATCGCGTTTGCTGTCCATGGCCTCTTTAGCCAGCATGTTCGGCTGCGCCTGGGCATAGCCAAACGAGCCCTCCTTGGGAAGCAAAAGCGGTGATCGGGAACCAATTTTCACCCCCTTCTTCTCGAGGTGGTCGCGCCAGCCGGTATCGAGCCCAGTCATGTACGGCTGCACCTGGCCACAGAACCACACGCTGTCTTCATAGTCAGCACTGTTACGGTAATGCCCGTGGTTTATCTCCACCAGAGCAGCCAGCGGTGAATCATCGATAGTGGGATCGTTGTTTTGGGCGCCGACGAATGTGAATGGGATTTCATCCCAGTAGTCCTGCCCTTTAGGCTTAGGATGATATTCGCTATCGATGGTGTAGGTTCCGCTTGCTGTGCCACCAGCCCGGCGCCATACGCGGCATATGAACCGCCCTTCTTCCAGCGCCAGCTCGCGGTACTGGATTTCATCCTTGTAAGCGTAACCATCCGGCTCTTCTACGCATTCACGCAGGACCACCAGCACCAGCTGATCGCGCCCGTTAATACGCTTTGTTCTCCAGTTGATGATGTTCTCTGCCGGATAGCGGAGGATGATCGCCTCGTCGGAGGCTTCTGCATAGTCGACATAAAGCCCCTCTCGCGCAACCTCCAGCACGTTCTCGGCCACCAGCTGCGACTGCTGATAGATACTTGTACCGGCCCCGTCAGCATTGTCTAACAGGTATTTGAGCTTCTCCGGACCGTTGAAAGTGGGATCCTTTCGATACGCCATTCCAAGCATGCCGATCTTCGTATTGCCTGCAATGGCATAGAACACCGCACGGCTCAAATAGTCTTCGTTACGTTTGCGGTTGCGCGTGGATTTATCGGTTGGGTCGAGATAAGGCAGATATTTATTACCCCCGGCCTTTACAGCCTCAGCCCCTTTGCAGAAGTCCCTGTATTTCCGCCAGGCAGCAGAAGCCGCCCGGTGTTCTGGTCGAACCCAGGTGATGTCGTCGTTTGCCATATCAGAAAGTGGTATCCATGGTGATTGAGTATGCCGGTTTCACGATGGGGTAATCCTTCACGATGAAGTACCCACCAGCATCATTGGGGTGATCGTTATCAGCTGATTTGTCCGGTTCGCCATTGGCCGCCCAGATTTGTTGTTCAAGGCTTTCGGTATAGACCGGGCAGTTTTGCACGTTAACCAGATAGCGGCGTTCGCCGTTGGCGTTGCAGAACATAGCGTTCACCGAGTTGATGCGGTCTTTAACAGGCGGGTTGGCATCATCAACGATGACGCTGAATCCGGCATCGTTGAGCTGAGCGATATCGGTCTTGCTGGCGTTCTGCGATTTGCGTGAGTCGCCAGAGGCATCCGGATAGATGTAAATCTCCCGGCTTTTAACGTAGCGACCATCCTCGTAGCGCCAGAACTCTTCCTGAATGCGCTTAA